TGGGCCGCGCGCTCGATCGCTCCGTCGAAGTCGCCGATCTCGATGAGTGCCGCCAGCTCGTCCAGGGTCTTCTCGTCCCGTGCCGCGAGGATGGCGGCGTACAGGGCGTTCCGCACCCTGGGCTCGGCTCGGGCGATCAGGGCGAAAAGTCGGGAGGCCGGGTCGGTGTACGGTAGGGCCAACTCAGCGCTCCTCCGTCCGGAAGACGTAGAGGGCCGCGGCGGGGTCCCGCTCGACCAGCTCGAGCAGCGTCCAGTCAGTGCCCTCGATGTTCACCTCGTCGTTGACCTCGGGGACCACCGTGATGCTGTCGCCCAGGATCGAGACTGTCGAGATGCTCGAGGCGGACGTGGAGCCCGGCCGGCGCTCGCCGGCGGTGGTGAGGAAGCCCTTGAAGGCGTAGGTGGCGCCGGTCGGGTTGGTGCCCCCGGTCAGGGAGCCTCCCGTGCGCGTGCCGGCGGTCGCCTTGGTGAGGACGCCGTCCAGCACCCCTCCGGCCGCGGCGATGTTCTGGTTGACCAGCTTGGCGATGTCTACGCCGAACAGCTTGTTGCCCATGGTGCGATCTCCTTACGGGAAGCCGACCGTCCGGCCCCATGCGTCGCGGTCGTCGAATGTCGAGGCGCCGTCCGCGTCGGACGTGCCGCTCGAGAAGTTCCCAACGCTCGCACCGACCACGCCAGACGACAAGAGGAACTCCTTGACCAGGATGTACGCCGTCTCGTCCGCGAGCGGGACCCCCGTTGTCTGGCGGAAGAACTCCACGCCCGTGGACCCGGCCTTGACCGACTTCACGTTCGAGCCGCTCGTGCCTGCGTCGCCGACCGTCGCGTCGAGGGCGATGGAGCCGGCCAGGAGGATGGTCGCGTCCTGGACGCCGAGAGGGACCTCGCTCGTGCTGACCGGGTTGCCGGAGGCGTAGGTGAGGCCAGTGCGGGGGAACTTGTTCGCCTGGCTGTCCCCTCCGGTCTTGTCGCCGCCGTAGGCCAGGAGGTCCATTCGGTAGGTCGCCTGGACGAGCAGCGCGCCCTTCTCGTCGACCGTCTTCGTGGCCCAGGTCGCGGCGCGCGAGGCGTCGATGGCCAGGCGTGCGTCCGCCTCGGCCACGGAGGCGTAGGACGTGTAGTCGTTCGCCCCGATGGTGATCGTCGTGATGGTCATGTGCGTCCCTCCTGGGTCTCGTCGTCAGGCAGGTCCTCCTCCGGGTCGTCGGGGGTGCCCTCGGGTGTGCGTCCGCTCAGCGCCGCGTCGGCCGCGTTGGCCGCCCGGTCGACGAGCTCCTCGGGACGGGGCGAGACGCCCATCATCTCCCGGACCTCGTCGACGACCGGGTCGTCGGGGTCGAGCACCGCGCCGGCCGTGGCCATGTCGCGCAGCACGGCGGCGACCTCCTGGACGTCCGTGTGCCGGATCGCCTCGGTCGCCATCTCGGGCATGAGCTCGGGGTCCCAGCCGTTCAGCTGCCAGAGCGTCTTGAGCAGGTCGTCGTTGACCGCCTCCCTGATCTCGGTCAGGGCGCCGTCGATGAGCAGGTAGAAGGAGCTCGTCTTGTCCGCGCTCAGGGCGTAGGAGCCGTTGCCCTCGCCCAGGAGCAGCTGCTCGACGCCCAGGACGCGGGCCATCTCGCGGTTGATCCGCTCGATCGCGTCGGCGTTCTCCTTGAACGAGGTCGCGGAGCCCTTGAGCAGCTCGACGTCCCACTGGCGGATCGACGACGGCCGGCCGGCCTCGTCCTTCGTCTCGTAGGCGATGCTGTCCAGGAGCATCCCGAGCTTGGCGCTCTTGATGTGGTTCTTGATGAAGTCGCGCAGGGGCTTCTCGATCTGCATCCGCTGGGCGTCCGTGATCTCCCCGGACTTGACCATCTGGGCCAGCTCGGTGAAGGGGGCACGCCCGACCGGGATGCCACGCAGGTCGGTCTCGAAGCCGAAGCCCTCGAGCTGCTCGTACCGGGAGAGGCGCTGGGCTGGGGAGGCCAGGTGCCGGAACAGGCCGAGCCCCTCAGGGCTGTCGGACAGGGTGTCGTCCACGATGTAGAGCAGCTTCCCGCGGGGCAGGTAGATGTCCTGCATCGTCTGGGGTGAGGTCTGGGTGACCCCGTTCACCGAGCCGTCGTCCATCAGGTCCCACTTGGAGATGGTCTGCTGCGCCCGTGGCGCGACGTCAGCGAAGGTCAGGAGGCCGTCCTCCCGGCGTCGGGCCGTCCACTCCTGGACGGAGAAGCCGTAGAAGCGGTACATGGCAGCCCGGCGCACGATGCGTGCCCAGGAGGTGGACGGGTCGTCGGTCAGCATCTCCTCGGCGAGCTCGGCGTACTTCCCGTCGGTGTCGGCCTCGGAAGGCGTGAAGCTCCACTCGGCCTTTGCCGTCAGGTTGAGGAAGTACCTGGTGCCCGCCGCCACGATGCTCGTGTTGGCCAGTATCTCGGAGTAGGTCTTGTACCGCTCGTCGCGGTTCGCCAGGTTGGGGTTCTTCTCGCCATCCTGGATGACACCGCCGTAGACGGCCGTGCCTGGCACACCTGCGGTCTTCGTGGGCGCAACCTTGGTGCGTTGGAAGAAGGCCCCGATGGCCTCGAGGGACTTCGCCATGGGCCGCTCCCTTTCATGCTAGCTGTTGGTTCGATCGATCCGTCGCAGCGTAGCACGGAGACGCTGGCCTTGCACGCCGTCATCTTTTTTCGACTTTTCCCCATTTAGGGGGTTCGCGGCCCCTCGATTGCCTGACATAAAGGGGGTACGAGATGACAACCAGCGACAAAGGACACCATCATGAAGCTCGCCATCACAAAGTTCGGCCGCGACCTGCCGACCCGCATCGTCACCGACTATGACGCCGACTTGCTCGAACAGTCCGGCGACTACCGGGTCGTCGACGCCAAGTTCTCCCACAATGACAGCCTGGGCGGCGCCCACTACGTCGACGTGTGGGGCGCACCGTGGCGCATCACCGAGACCAGCGACGAGGCCGAATGCCTCGTCGGCAACATGGAGAAGTGGGCATGAGAGCGCAGGACTACCCGACCTACCGCGCATACTGTGAGGCCCGCCGCAAGGCGGGTCTGCAGGTGCTCCCGAGCCTCCTGTGGAAGGCCCTCAAGACGGGCAACCACGACCTCGTGACGCGCAAGAACACTGCGCACGCCAACCTCGGAGGGCACTGACATGCGCGGCTTCTTCGCAGGCCTCTTTATCGGGGCCTCCCTCATCATGACCTCGCTCTACCTCGCAGGCGACGGCTTCGGCTGCGAGTTCCCCCAAAGCGTGCCCGAATGTGTGGGCAACATCCTGAACCACGGAGACTTACATGACCAACGACACACGAGACCTTAAGTTCGAGGAGCTGCTCGACGAGGCGCACGCGGCGGCGCACGCCGCTGCGCACAAGGCGGAGGACGAGGCGACGACCTGGTTCCCGTGCGGCTTCGCGTGGATCACCATCGGCGGCAACGAGCCCCTCGCACGCCACTGCCGTGGTGCGATCGACGAGGCCGACCCTCAGTGCACCCGCAACCGCTACGGCGACAAGGGCTACCCGAAGGGGTGGACGTGGTGGTGCCCCGGCCACGGGGCCACGCAGCGCATGGCCACCTTTGAGGCTGCTGCCAAGGCCTTCGCCGAGGTCCTCCGTCGTGAGGGCATCGAGTGCACCGTGGGTTCGAGGATGGACTGATGGGCGACATGGTTCAGAGGTGGGTGGCTTCGGCCACCCCCGACCAGCTCCGCGCCAAGCTCGCGGAGTACGACGAGGCGGCGGGCAAGTGGTCCGACCGCGACAACGAGACCATCAGCAGGCTCCGTGCGGCGATCCGTGCCGAGCTGGACGAGAGAGGAGAGACACATGTCTGATGCAGATGACCGCTGGGCCGAGCTCCGGCAACGTTACCTCAAGGAGCCGTGGGGGATGCTCGCGCACACCGCAGGCTACGACCCGGTCAACACCGAGAGCTCGGCACGTAACGCCTTCGCGTGGTGCGCCGACAAGATGGAGGAGATGATCCTCGACCCCGAGCTGTGGGCCCGTGCCGAGGCCGAGATGGAGTGGTACCACTCGCAGGTCCAGGGCTTCGTCTACGAGGACGCCGAGACGGGCGGGAACCTCCACGTCGTCCGCGACCTGACCCTGCCGCCGGCGGTCAACCAGCGCGTGTGGACCCTGCTCGAGGACCAGGTCGTCGTGCGGCAGAGCGAGAAGGCAGCCACGGCCGAGTACGAGCGCTGCCACCGGCTGATGCTCCGCGCCATCCGCGTCCGCCAGATCGCCATGACGAGGACCCACTACCTCTGGGGCGTCACGAGCGGGGCGTTCAAGAAGGAGGAGGGCCAATGACCTACACCGGCCTGTGCATCGGAGGGCCGAGGGACGGACAGTACGTCACGAGCCCCTCGCCCGAGTTCAACGCGCCGAAGACCAAGCGCCTGGAGCCGGCCTGGCCGGTCTCCGACGGCGTGGCGAAGGACGAGGTGGTGGAGCACATGACCTACGTCCACTCGCCCTGGCGCGCCCCGAAGTCGGACCGCACCTTCGACATGTGGATACCGTCCACCCTGAGCGTCGCCGAGGCTCTCGCCATGCTCCAGAACACCTACCACGTTGCGAAGGCCCGGGAACGGAGGCCCGGATGAGCTCCGCCCTTTGTCGCTTCGAGCTCTCGGTGCTCGCGTGCATAGCGTTCGGCCAGGTCAGGATCACCGGAGGCGCCGGAAGCCAGGCCTGGGAGGTGCTCAGGAAGCGGGGGCTCGTCGATGACGACGGGGTGACCAGGGCGGGACTGCGCGCCCTGGTTGTCAGTCGCCGAGAGGGATAGCCTCTGGCGCGATCATGCCGACCCGTCCGCCGGTCGCGCGGCGGACGTTCTCGAGGGCGTAGCGCACGCTGTCGATCGTGTGGTTCTTCTTGTCCTTGAGCTTCGGGAGGACCTCGTCCGTGATCGGGTCGACCTCGTAGCTGTAGTGGGTCATCTCGTCGATGACGTGCTGGCAGTCCGGGTGGACCACGACGTCGAAGGACTTGATGAACTCCACGCCCTCCACGATCGAGCCGGCCCCCTTGCGGCTGGCGATGACGTTGAAGTCCCGCTTCTGCATGTAAGAGATGACCTCGGGCCTCGCGCTGTCCGCGATGACCCGGCTGGTCTGCATCAGGGGCGGGCCGCCGTTGTGGCCCATCATCGGGTTCTGCATCCCCGGGAACTCGAGCGGGTTGGACCAGCGCGCCGGCTCCTGCCAGTCGTTGCCGGCCCAGAAGCCAGGGGTGTGGTCGACCTCGAGCTTGAGCTTCCACCGCTCGGCGCGGATGTAGAGGGTCCGGCCGAAGACGTAGCAGAGGATCAGCACCGTGGGGTCGTTCGCGAAGCCCCAGTCGGCGCCGAGCCGCGGCACGCAGCCCTCCGGCACCCGGTCGTCGATGTCCTCGACCTTCCAGTTCTTGAAGACCCTGGCCTCGGACATGGTGACCGGGTGGCCCTCCCAGACGTGGAGGTACTTGTCGTAGTCCCGGCGGCGGTCCCAGAGCATCTCCTCGATGAGCGGCACCGGGAACCACGGGTTGTCCTGCCAGCCGACCTTGCGGACGATCGAGCGGGGCGGCGGCGTGCCACCCAGGAACATCTTGTCGACCGGGTCCTTCTCGTCGGTCCGGTTCCAGGACCACCAGAGCTCGGAGCCGTCCTTACGAATTGTGGGGGTGAGCAGGCCGATGGACCGCTGCGAGACCTTGTTGGCCTCCTCGACCCAGGCACCGTCCAGGCCCTCCATGGACTTCACGCTGTCGGGGTTTGTCCTCAGGCCGGCGAACAGGAACTCGGTTCGGCCGTCGCCGCCCGTGATGGTCCGGTCGGTGATCCGGTAGAAGCCGTTCCCGCCGTCCTCCTTCGGGCCAAGGCCAAGCTTCTTGATCTTGTCCTCGAGCAGCTGCTTCACGGAGGCGTTGAGGGAGTTCTGTATCTCGCGAGCGAACAGCCACCGGAAGGTGTTCTCGCCCTGGCCCCGCTCGTAGCCTCGACCGACCAGGACCTCGGCGAACGAGTGGGACTTGGCGCCGCCACGGCCACCGTGAGCAGCCTTGTGGCGGGCCGGTTCGTAGAGGAACTCGAAGGCTGCTGGGATCGTGCTGACGGGCAAGGGTCAGCCCTCCTCGGCCGCTCGGGCCTCCTGGGCCTTCTCGCCGTACATCTCCTCCAGCTCCTCGATGCTCGGCATCTGCCGGCTGACCAGCTCGACGGTGAGCTTGGTGTCCGTCTTGATCGGACCGCCACCGGGACCCATCAGGGTCAGGTCGGCCTTGTCGCGGTACGCCAGGCGGCGGGACTTGAGGTAGATCGGCACCAGCTGGTCCGACTTGACCTTGCGGACGTAATACTGGACCTCGAAGTTGTCGTCGAGCACCGGCTCGCCCGTGATCGGGTCGCGCTGGATGATCGGCTGGCCCTGGTGGTACTGGACCTGCTCGTCGCCGACGAAGGCGCGGCGGTGCAGTTCCTCCTCACAGTCGTCGCTGTGCTCCTCGTAGGCCTCCGCCATCTCCTCGGCAAAGGTCTCGTCGACCTCACGCCACCGGCGCACCGTGCGGCGATCCACGCCGGCGAAACGGGCGGCAGCGGCCATGGTGCCGTGCACGCGCATGCCCTCGA